CGCTGCGTTTAGCACTGCATTTGGCGAGGTCATTACAGGCGCCAAATCAACGCAAGAAGCATTGGCAGATGCTTTCAAGAAAATTGGCGAGGCTTTTATCAATATGGCGCTTGAGATTATTGCCAAACAAATAACATTGATTATTCTGCAAACGATCTTAAACGCATTAAGTGGTGGCAGCACATTTGGCACTGCAAACAAAAATCTTTCTGGTGCAGGTGCTCTGACACCAAAAGGCGGCAAGCTATTTCCAAGTGGTGCGTTTGCTGAAGGTGGTTTTGTCACCGGTCCAACTCGTGCACTAATCGGCGAAGGCGGCGAACCCGAGTACGTCATCCCGCAGTCCAAAATGTCCGCCGCAATGTCCCGTTACTCGCGTGGCGCCCGTGGTGAATCCGTCATCCCCAGCAACGGCACCAGCACTGAAGGCGGCGGCACAGCAACCGCCCCGATGGCGCCCATCGACGTGCGTTACAGCGTGGAACGCATCAACAATGTGGACTACGTTACGGCTGATCAATTCCAAGCCGGCATGGCACAAGCTGCCCAACAAGGAGCCATCCAAGGTGAACGCCGCGCCATGCGTAGTCTTAAGGGCAGCGCCGCAACCCGCCGTTCGGTTGGAATCTGATGGAATACGCCTACGGTCACTTGCTTGATATCGGTCCGACAGGTCAAGCCGCCCAGTACAAGTTTCAAAATTACGCCATCAATCAAAACGTAGATGGGTACTTGTTTTTGCCATTCAGTTTTGGTGGCGCTGTCGCAACCCTGCAGGGCGACAACTTAGATGCCACGTTGCAGTTTGCCAACACTGAGATGACTCGTGCGTGGATTACAGAAGCACTTGATAACCTATGGGTTGCCAAGGTTACTACGGTGCTCTGGGAGCCTTCGACAGGAGACGTCCAGCGCACCCTTTACGAATATTGGGGTAGCTGTTCCAGTGGCGGCTGGGACGAAACTACCCTGCAGGTCAGCTTGAATTCTGTACTCGACGCAGTACAAGCCAACATTCCAGGTCGTCGGCTGCATCGCTGGCAGGTAGGCAACATCCCCTTTACAGCACAGATCCGTGTGTAACCACCTGATTGGGCGGCGTTACGAGCGTTGCCACCAGCTTGTGATCGAGGCAATGCAGGAGATTGGACTAAATCCACCCGCTGATCAGCCGGACTGGTACAAACTGGGGATAAAGGGCATTTTGCGTGAAATTAAAAAGTATGGTGATTCAATAGACATGCCCGCCTACGATGGTGACGTAGTTTTGCTGGCATCTGACCCACCAGCACTTGGGGTGACATGGCAGAACGGAATTTTGTATCTCAATCGACTGACGGGAACGACCGATTGGAAGCCGCTGTCCGCCCTTACGATCCTCCGCTCTTACCGTATGAAATCGCGCTGATCGAAGCGCTGGGTTGCACTGAGAAAGAATATCGCCAGTTTGTTCGTCATGCTCAATTGCAAGCACGCGTGCGTCCGGCTGAGTATGCGCATATTCCCGATATTCAAAACTGGGAAGTTGTTGCAATTGTCAGCCTTGTACTGGGCCTGGCTTCTACTGCCGTCAGCGTATTACTGGCGCCAAAAGCGCCAGCATTAGAATCGCCCGCCAAAATCAAGGGCAAAAAACTTGCTGATCAGATCGGGCCAACCCGATTCAATCAAACCACCAGCTTCGATAATGTCAGCAGCCTTGCTGAATACGGACAACCGATCCCAATTCCCTTTGGCAAGCGTGGCACTGGCTCTGATGGAGCGTTAACTGGCGGCTTGATTCTTGCGCCAGCTTTGGTGTGGAGCCGATTGTATTCATACGGCAACTATCAGGCTTTTGAAGGTCTTTATGTCGCGGGCCAGCACGGCATCACTGCCCCCGGCATGGGAGGCGTTCGCCTTGGTACGTTCGCACTCGATACATTGGGTGATCGAGAATTTGCGCTATTTTGGTCGTCCACTGAAGGCGCAAATTTTCCAGTTACTTTAATTGGCGGCGATGAAGCCAATGGGACGTCTGGCCGTCAAGTATTTACTGCTCCTGGCGCTAACGGTCAATTTGAGCGCTCAGCATCAATAGCTTATAACCCCAGCAGTCAATACCAGTTTGGAACTGCAACTCCAATCCATAACGGTACGGCCTACAGATTTAACTGGGAAATTATTAGCGCTCCATTTAGCTCAACAGAAGGCGCAGATGCTGAAGACGTTAGATACGAAGTAAGAGCAAAACGACGCAAGATCGCAGGCGCATCTGCTGATGTACTTCACGATTCCAGCAGACCAGAGGTTGGTATGCCTGGAGTTGGTAGGGCTTACTCAAGAAGAATGGGATTTGTTGCTATCAAAAAAGTAAACTCTCCTTCTTTTGTGGAATTCAATAACAAAACAGTTGTTGACATTGAAGTGGGGGATAAAGCAGTTTTTGAGATTTACAGGAAAGGCTGGGGTGAGTTTCAAGCAAAAGATTTTGAATACAACGGCAAACGAGTACGAAGTGTTAATCTTAAAGATTTAAGTAATAGCGCTAGGAGCTGGCGGCGACGTGCAGATGATCTATTAACAAAAGGGACGCGCTGGATTATCGGCGCGTCAATTTGGGTTGTAAACGCTAAAGCAGACGTTGACAATGATAAGACACACATTTTCTTCGAGTGTGTTGCTGTTGTGGGCGTACCGACCTTGGGGATTCCAGGTTACCGCACAATTCGTGAGCCTCTTGGTGGTTACGACGGTTTAGAGTATAACGACGAAAAACATTGCGGCGCCGCTTTTTGGAATATATGCAGGCTTTACATGTCAAACATACGCCCCGTCAGGCGTGATGCTGTTGCCGTTGAATTTGGAATTAAGTCGCAAGTTTGGAATAAAGCATCTGGCTTGTGTAATTTCAACGCCCTGCCCACCCCGGCTGATTTGTATAATTTTGACAAAAAAGATATTACTCTTACGACGCCCAGAATGGACAAGTACTTTGACAGAGCGTCATGCTTCTCTGTCATGGTGCGCCCTGTGTCCAAATACGGCGAGCCTGAACTTGCCTGGCAACGGATACCAGAACTGTTTTGCGTAATCGGCCGAGCGCCGATTGACCAATACAATTACCTGCGCATTAAGCCGCAAATTCAAGGTTATTACGAATACAGGTTTATTCCTCGCACAGGAACCGATATTGCGCAGAACAGTATTGACACTAATACCGCTATTCGTCTTTTTTCTGAGGGTGGCGAATTATTTGGCCGAGACTATCCAACTCCATATGGAGATTTTCGCATAACAACAACTGGAGAAGAAATCGCCATTATTGATATCAAGGCAAACGACGAGATGTTTACAGATCCCAGCGACGCAGAAACATACGAAATATCTGACTACACAAAGGAAGGTCCGGCGTTTGTCAGGCAAAGCGACTCATCGACTATCCCAGAAGGCAATCTTTTCACAATCAATTCGTGGAGTACGCACTATTTAGGCAGGGCGTGGAGCAGCGAAAATCAAGGTGTAACGAAAAGTTTTAATATAAAAATGGTAAAAACAGACGATCAAAACAAAACATTATCGTTGCAAGTGACAGCTACTTCTGTCAAGGCAACACTGGGAGTAGATATCGGCCAATCTTACGTAAACATAACAGGCTCAACATATAAATGGTCAAATTTCAGTTATAAAGTGACCGCTTTTACAGGCACTTGGCGGGTTGGGGACACGATTAAAGATGCACCAAGTGTCAGCACTCCCTTTTTTACTGGGATCGTAAATATCCAATTTACGTGTACAGCGTTGGGCTCGACACTTATTCCGGCCAACAAAATTTCGCGCGCCGAGCGCGTATTTGAACGCAATTCTCAAGTAGCGGATTGCAGCCATTTTCTAGAGCTGCAGAAATCAAACGAAAACGGCCCTGAGCACGAAATTGTTTACGTTAATGAGTTTGTCGAAAACGAAGTGGCGCCCAGCTACTTCAATATGTCGACATTGGGGATTTCTGTTAAATCAAGTGGTCAAATCAACTCTGTCGATCAGCTAAGGCTTTGGTCTCCAACCGGTATAAGTGTTACGCGTTTGATTGAAAACGATAACGCGCCAAGCAATTTGTTTGCTGATCTTGTTTATTACCTGCTAACAAATGCAAGTCAAGGTCTTGGTAACATTGTGCCACCAGAACTAGTCGACATTGATTCTTTGCGTATTGCGGCCAATTTCCAACGTGCAAATAAGATTTTCTACGATGGCGTGTTAGAAGAAAGCGAAAGCTTCCGCTCGTTCCTTTATGACAACGCTGCACTTCAACTTTGTAATTTTACTATCAAAAATGGACGCTTCGGCATGATGCCAGCGCTGCCTTACGACAGCAATTACGAAATAAGCACAGCACCAATCGTTATTGAGCAGATTTTTACTGCAGGCAACATCATCCAAGACAGCCTGCAGGTGCAGTACATCGAAGCGTCTCAGCGCTCCAAATTCCGCGCCTTAGTGAGCTGGCGCGTCACCGTTGAAAACGATTTGCCCACTCAGGCATCAGCACTGGTGGATTGGGCGGACATCCCAGAAAGCAGCCGCGCCACAACACAGCAGGCATTTGACCTTACAGATTTCTGCACCAATCGCGCCCAAGCACTGCTAACAGCACGTTTCCTGTTGAGCATTCGCCGCCGCGTTACTCATACGATCAGCTTCAAGACAGTGCCAGACGCACTCGGCATCCAGCCTGGCTCTTACATCCGTGTCATCACTAAAGCCACCACGTATAGCGCCACCAACAATGGCGGCATTGCTGACGCTGGAGCGCTTGTCAGTATTAGCACGATTACCAATGGCGATTATGACGCGCTCATTTACAACCCGCAAACTGGCGACGTAACCGAGCGTCGAATCACCATTAGCAACGGCAGCGTTACTGACTCCAAGCTATATGGCTGCTTGTTCACGCTGCTAAGCACCGAGGTCGGAACCGGCGTGTACCAAGTGGAACAACTCACGCTTGATGAGGATGGGTTGGTCAACATCAGCGCCGTCCATGTTCCGACCGACAGCGCTGGCGCTAGCATTGTGGCAAAGGACGTGTTAAACGAAGCCGCTTTCCGCACGCTTGAATAATGACGTTTCCTGCGCTAGCTCCTACAGGCCGTGAATTCAGTCCAGGCGACTGGCCAACTAAGCGGTTCAACTCGCAATCTGGCGCGGAAGTGCGAATTTTGTATGGCAATCAGCGCACCAATGCAAAACTAAGCCTTAACTACGACAACATTACCGATGCAAATGCACAGTTATTTCTGGAAGATTATGACGCGCAGTTAGGCACATTGCGCACTTTTACGCTGCCGTCCACCGCTTTTTCTGGTTGGTCCGGCACCAACAGCAAGTTAGATGCGCCACCCGGCACAAAATGGCGCTACGAAAACGAGCCTGCTGTCAGGGCGGTACGTCCCGGTCGCAGTAGCGTTACAGTGAATCTGGTGGCTGTCATCTAATGGCCAAAGTATTTACTGGCAAAGACGGCGCCCTGCTGATTGATGGTGCCACGCAACTCAAGGTCACAAACTGGACCTTGACAGGCAGCGTTGAGATGCTGGAAACCACCAGCCTCGGCAACGCACAGCGAACTTATGCACCTGGCGTACAGGAATTCAATGGCAGCGCCACGTTGCTGTACTACAGCGACAATGCTGAGCGCAACGACGCAGCAAACGCATTGCGCAAAGTCTTGAAAGTTGATGGCGTAAGCGACGGCGATACCGTAGTAATCAGTCTGCGCCTTGTTCAGGGCAACACAAATCACGACGTTTCTTTTACTGCTTACATCACCAGCGTTTCTTTTGGTGCCAGCGTTGGCGAAATCACATCAGCACAAATCAGCTTCCAAACAACTGGTGCGCTGACTGAGGTGGCGCTGTAATGGGCATTTACCTTGGCAATATCGGCAACATTGAGCTGACGCGTAAGTCCCTCGAAGGCTTCAAGGAATCTGTTGTTAATCCCTCGGACGTCAACGCTAACCGCCATCGCTTCAGTTTTGATTTCAATGAAGGCTTTTTGATTAGCGGCGATCTTGTTGCTATCAGCACGACTGACGGCACCAACCTTGATTTTGTGTCGCCAAGCGGTTGGGGCGACGGCACTGTTCACGAAAGCGGAAAGTGGTACGTTTTCGTTGACGAACTAGGCGGCATCCGCCTGTATGACAACTTCAACGACAGTCTTGAGGGCAGCACTGCTGGCCTTGTAGAGCTTGCCGATATTGACCGTGACATTCCCATCAAAGTTGAAATTGAAGATCTTGCTGGGCGGCTGTTGGCGTGCATTACCGACTACGAGCTGAACACCAACCGTGAAACAGTTGATATCACCACGCTTTCAGACGAATACAGACAGCAGTACAGCAGCCTTATTACAGGCAGCGGACGTTTGGCTGCTCAATGGGATTACGTTAACGAGCTAAACCAAGAGCCCGTGCATTACTTGATGCAGCTTGTGTTGCGCACAGAAATTGGCTCTGCATTTCACGCCAAATTCTTCATCAAGTCACTTGGTGCATCCGCCAGTGCTGGCTCATTCGCCGGCACGCAGGTCAACGATCAGCTTTGGTGGGAATTTGATGCCATCGTGACCAGCAGTGCCACCAGTTTTGCACCGGGTGACATTGTGGTCTCAACAATCGACTTTGTAGCTACTGGTCCGATCAAACTGCGTGCCAACACCACGCCGCGTCGTAAGTTGCTACAGGAGACCGGAGATCCTATTCTGTTGGAACAGGGTGGTGGTTATCTGCTCCTGGAAGACAGCGATGTCTAAACTGAGTACACCGGAACGAGAGGCTAGCTGTGTCTGACCTGAAGATCAGCGAATTACCCCAGCTAGCTGGCGCAAACCTTGCTGCCAACGACCTGCTGGCCATCGCTGATACCAGCGCCAGTGAAACACGCAGCATCACAATTTCGGACGGCATCGGCAAAGCTGTCACGCTGATTGCCGACGACACAATCCCGAGCGCAAAAATTCTGTTTGCTGCTGGGTCTGTTCCTGGTAGCGCCATTGAAGGCGAGACAGTTAATACTTCTCAACTTGCTAACGACGCCGTAAGCGCAGCCAAGCTTGGTGACAATTCAGTAACACGTCTTGTCAACACGCTTCCGGCCATTGGTGATTTCACCGGCCAATTTGCTCTTGATACAGACGACCTCAAGCTTTACTGCTGGAACGGCTCCACTTGGCAAGCAATCAAAGCCGGTGGTTCGGTCAACACCGTAATCGGCGGCAGTGATGGCGTGGTCAACGTCACCGTTTCGCAAACGGGTGATAGCGTCACACTTAACACTACCCTTGATGCCACAAGCGCTGCCAGTCAGTTTTTGGCTGGACCGACTTCAAGCGCTGGTTCTGTCACTTATCGCGTAATTGCTCCAGCAGATCTGCCGACTGCAACCACTACGGATAAAGGTGCTGTTCTGGTGAACGGCAATGGTCTCGCCATGAGCGGGAACCAGCTTGTCATTGATAACACGGTCACTCAAAACACCAGTGCTTATCATTTGACGCAGTACACGTCAAAAGGGCTGGTAACTGCAGGGCGAGCAATCAGCGCTGCAGACCTTCCACCTGCGGCATCTGGCACGCTTGGTGCTGTGTATCCGGGCAGCGGTCTTACCGTCGACAGCGTTGGCGAGCTGGGCCACTCCAATGCCGTATCTGCTGGATCTGGCGCCAAAGTCACGTTTGACGCCCAAGGTCACGTCACTGGGACACTGGCACTAGAAGATGCCGATATTCCAGATCTTCCGGCAACAAAACTGACGACTGGAGAACTCAGCGCCGCATTGCTACCAACCAATGGCATTGAGGGTGGCAAGCTTGCTAATAATTCAGTCACAAAAATCGGCGGTGCTGGCGCGACCGATGGCATTGTTGTATTCCCGACTGCTGATTACAACGGTCAGTATTTTTACGATTCGCTAAATGGTGATCTTTATCTCTATGACGGCAACGCATGGCAGCCGATCACAATCACTGCTGGTGAAATTATCTTTGCCGGTACTTTTGATGCCTCTGCCGGTTCTGGCACTGGTTTAATTGAAACAGTCACCAGCGCTGGCTCTGCGCTTGGCTTGGAAGCGGGCGATGCGTTGCCGGTCGCGTCCTCTACGAACAGTCGCTACTACTTTGTAGTTAGTACTGGTGGCACTATTACTAGCGGCAACGCTCCCAATGTGGCTCTTGCGCCTCCTGACATGCTTTTGTCAGATGGAACGGCTTGGAATGAAGTAGACGTTTCTGCAACAGTTGCGGCTCAAACTGCGCCAAACATTTCCCTGGATCCGTCAACTGGTTTTAACGGCACAACTGTGCAAAGCGCCCTACAGGGATTGCTCGACGGCAAAGCGGCAAAAGCAGGCGATACTTTTACAGGTAATGTGACATTAAATAATGTTAGTTTAGTATTTGATACTAGTGGTAGTTTCAATACCACACTCACTTCTGCCGCTAACAACACGGCAGATCGCACCATCACGGTGCCGGCACAAGCAGGCACAATGCTTGTTAGCGGCAATGCCAGCATCGTCAATGGAGATATAAACGCCAGTGCTGCGATTGCCTACAGCAAACTCGCTGCTTTGACCAGTGGTAACATCCTCGTTGGTAATGGCTCCAATGTCGCAACTTCGGTTGCGATGTCGGGTGACATTACGATTACCAACACCGGGGAAACTTCAATAGGTTTAGAAAAAATTGAAAATGAAAATATAAAATCTACAGCAGCTATCGCATTCGACAAACTTGCTAATCTAACCAGCGGCAACATTTTAGTCGGCAACAGCAGCAATAAGGCGGCCTCAGTTGCAATGACCGGCGATATCGCTATTACAAATGCAGGTCTTACTTCAATTCAACCTGGCGTGATTGTAGACGCCGACATCAACGGATCCGCCGAGATTGCTGTCAGCAAACTTGCTAATGGCACTGCCCGCCAACTCCTTCAAACCAATGCCACAGGTGATGGAGTTGAGTGGACAACCAACGTAAGTGTTGGCACTATATCTGCTTCAAATCTTAATGTTACTGGCAGCACAGCTCCCGCCAACGGCATATATCTATCAGCCAATGCTTTGCGCTTTTCAACCGATAGCACTGAGTCTTTAAGTATTGATAATAATGGCGCTGCATATCTTGGCAAGTCAGGAACATTAGATTCTTTCTTGCGCATTGGCGCGAGAGCCACTGGAAATAGAGCATCTTACCTTGATATCGTAGGAGACACTGTTTACAGCACTTATGGCTTGCGCTTGCTAAGGAGCAATGGCGGTCAAAATGCTGAAAGTGCAATTTTGCACAG